ATTGCGCTGAAACCATATAGAACGTCAATACGGCAAGGTAAACGGTCATTGTTGATGTCGTACTGACGTACTATACGCATCGAAATACCGTTGTGAACTTGACGTGAAGCCATGTCTACACCTTGTGGTAATAGCAAGTCAGCAGTCGCAAAAGTGATCGCATCTTTGTGATAGATCAAGTTTTGTGGGTAAGCTGTTGCAGATCCACCTAGGAAAGTTAAAGCAGCACCAGAAGCAGGGAACGCATTGATGGTAGCCAATGCGTTAGCAGAGGTATACATCGCTGGCGATACTGTTAGGGTACCAGTTGTGGTTGAAGAAATGTCTAGATTAGCAGTTACAACAAACTGTTGTAGTGAACCTGTAGACTGACGAGTCTGTGGGTTAACAGCAAACACGTTAGCAACAGTAAACACATCACCAATTCTGAAAGTTGGTGAACCTGTAGTAAAGCTAATTGCTAATGATGTAGAACCTTCAGTAGTTACTGTAGAAGCTACGATTGGTGCAGTTGGAGTTGTACCAGTTGTATGCTGACTGATAGATTGGCTCATGTTAATTTCTTCAAACCCTAATACACCTTCGCCCATCATACCGTTCTTAAATTGGCGGCTGATAGTATCAGTTGGGTTGAATAAGCCTTTCATACCTTCAACCAAGCCAGCGTTAGCGGCAGGGTTTACAGTAGCATAACGTGGAGACATGACAGCAGCAGCTTCGTTCAATTTCTGTTGAGCTTGTAACAAGACCAAAGAAGTTGATGGAACTGTGCCTGGTGTACCAACAGACTGATAAATGCTTTTGAAAGAAGTAGCTACGTCAGCATCAATACTTGAGGCTAACTGGCTAATACGAGGTTTTAGAACACGCTCAGCGAAGTCATCTAACTGCATAGTTAATTCAGCAGATGTGAAGTTGACACCGATGTGCTTTTGACTAGCAACAGTCAAAGTTGTGAACTGTTCGTTGTCGTCTTGAACTTGCAAGGCGGCACCGTCAGTTACCAAAGCACGGTCTGGTAGACGAATACGGAGTGTTGATCCAATTTTGGCACCTTCAACGGCGAAAGAATCGTCGTATTGGCGGTTTACGTTACGAGTAATCACAAGGTTGTTCTCAAGAATTTCGAGAGCTTTTCTTGTGATCATATCAATCGTTAAGATCGAATTTGACATAATAAAGTCCTTTTATAAAATAGTTAGCGGTTTCTCAATGCTTCGTACTTCTTGATCTGTCGGTTTCGTTCAGCTTCAATCCATTCTGACGTACTCATGTTCTTAATCGAACGAGGATCAGTTGTATCGTATGCTGGCGAGCCAGAACCTCTAGCTGTGACAGGTGCAATCGGTGCAGGAGCGTTTGAAGTCTTTTTTACAGGCGGGTTGTCGCTTAACTTCGCTTCAATCCTCCCTATTTCTTTGGCCTGCATGAAAGGTGATAAGCGAGATATACGTTCAGCTTCTTTTGGATTAGACCCTAGGTAATAAGCCATATCGGGGCCAACATCAGAAGATTGAATCGTTTGAGCCATCACGTCAGTAATTGGTAGTTTGGGGTTATATGCGACTTGTTCAAAGTCATCATACTTCGTCCGCGCTTCTTCTTCTCTGTCGTGGTAAGACTCTAAAAGATCAGACTGCGCTCTAGCTTGTTCACGTTTAACGAGTAGTTCTTCTGCCTTACGTTCTGCTAATACTTCAGCATATTCTTCGGGCGAGTTAAACGAATCGACTGACGGAATTTCGGCTGGAATCGCCCTTGTTTGCATTTCTGCTCGCTTGGCGTTCTGTTCTCTTTCCCACTTACGTTGTTCTCTTGCAAGTCGTTTTCCAATTGCGGCGTCTAATTCTTCTTGTGTGAAGGTTTTAGATGCTTCAACAGGCTTTTCTTCCAGCGATGTTACTTCAGTATCAGGAGCTGCTGTTGCTACCTGCTCTGGCGCGGCAGTTGAGTCCGCTAAGACTACTTCTTGTTCTTCAGACATCTATGACTCCTAAGAATCCCTAGCTAACGGCTAGTACGGTTGTTACAAAATATATTCTTAAACTTTTACTTTGTCAAGCAGTTTAAATCAAAAATTATTGGTGTAGCGTATTCTTTAACTTTTAAGCAATTCTAATAAAACCGTAATAAATAGTTCTTGTATTAGCAATTCCATTGTTTACTTTAACATCAAGACCTGTAGCAGTAATTGAAAGATTTGCGTTAGTGCTATACAAAGAAGTCACAACTACGGCGCTTGAATTTCCAAGAACAGTTACAACGGCTGTAGCAGCATAATCTTCTGGTTCTTGAGTTACATTTACTAAATAACAAGCATTTGCAACTGCGGTAAATAAAGTCGAACTTGAGGATGCTAAGACATTTACAATACTACTTGCAGTCGTAATAAGTGGAGCTTTACAAGAAGCCGAAGCGGTGGTATTACCATCCCCGTCAAAAGAAAAACTTGGGGTTCCAGTAATTAAATTACTACTGCCAGAGGTTGCTTGTTGTTTACCTAAAAGATTAACGCCAGTAGACGCAGCATCAATTCTTACATGAGCCAACGCAACGCCGCCTGAGACTGCAAATAGATTTGACCCAATGTTTACATTGTCGCAATTTGCACCAATGTCAATGATAAAACCACCAGGGTATCCGCCAATTTCATTTTCACCAATGTAGCCATTTGATACGGTATCGCAAAAAATAAATGGGCCAATACCAGTTGATTCAGTATAGTTGCAAGAAATATTAAATCCAGGCCCATTGGTAAGCTCAATTCCTCTACCTGACGTAGCGTTTTGAATGACGTTCCCTGTAATGGTGGAAGCTGATCCATTGGTGCGTATACACCAAGAGCCAGTTTGACCACCCATAAATAAGTTATTTATGATGCGAACCGCAGCGTTTCCACTTCCAGAAACTACTAAAGGATTAATTGTTCCTAAAACCGCATAGCCTGTCCAAACAAAAAAGTAATTGTCTTGAATAGTGATTTGATCGCTTTCACTATAAATTTCAATCGGCGTATCGCAATATTGAAATTGGTTTTTTGTAAAAGTTACATTACAAGTACCGTTAATTCCACTTATCGCTGTGGCATCTTTTTTACCAATCCGCACACCAATCACATTGTTAAGCGTTGTGTCGCCTGTACGGTGGTTATTTATAAACTGTAAATTTTCAATGTTCACAAAAGCTGAATTGCCACCACCAAAGTAATAAACCATCGGTATAGCATCGACAGCGCCATCATATTGCAAACTAGATGCTAAACCATTACCAAGAAGATTTAGTGATCTTTTAACTGAAGCATCAATATTTAAAGTTGTATTAATAGAATATGTACCATTTGGAAAATATACAGTTCCATTTGTTACGCTATCAATAGCAGCTTGAATTGCTACCGTACTATCAGTTGCGCCTGTAGGATCCGCGCCGAAGTCAATAACATTGACAACAGATCCTTCAATCATCGAATAAGTTACTTTTGTAAGTGACATTTTATGGGTTTCTTGGTGGGTTTGAGTTAGCTACTATTTGCCCATTTCGCAAAATATAATTTCCGCTTGTTAATTGATCATATTGCAAATCAGTTAAAGCAATAGCGTTATCTGGCAAAGAATAATTATCTTCACGGATTTCAGTTAATCCATCTTCACGAACTAATGCGTATTTCATCGTACTCTCCTTGCGCGAATAACGCCATAAGCAAAGGAATTGCTTACCGCAAATCCAGCTCTAGCAATTAAATAAATTGTTGTCGTGCTTGCTAATGAATATCTTGTTGTTGGAATTGCAACAACATAATCAGCAACGGCAGCGATATTTGTATTTGGTGTTAATGAACCACCTTGACCAAGAGAACCATAAGTTGCGGATGTTGATGATGAACCATATTGAATAAATGAATATGTTGTTGTACCAAGTGTATTAGTTATTGCAACTACACCAGAAACATCCCAATCACCAGCAGTTAAGCTAATACTTGTTATATCTACACCAGTTCCAGTTGACATTGCAACACCACTAGAAGCAACAGTAGATGATACAAGTTCGCCGACGCTACCAGCAGTCGCATTATTATTTGTAGTTGTACCAACAATTCCCAAAACAGCTATATCGCGACCAGCAGTTAAATTAGCAACAGATACTTGTTTAGTAGTGCTACTTTGTACAATAGGTAATACTTCTGTACCCGCAAGCGGCGTTGTTGACGCTGGTAAAGCACTAATTTTTGAGTCAGCCATAATATTTCCTGTTAGTTATACATTACTTCAATTTTAGAAGTTACGGGGGGAGCTTCAGAAAAAGTAATTAATGAATTTGTTACCTC